CATGCGGCGAGTAAGATAATCAAGCCAGGTATCTTGATGTCCTTGCTTCCATCCCTTACGAAGCAACCATTGCTCCCGCGTTTCCAGTGCTGGTTTAGAGGTCGTCATTCGGATCCGTTCCCGTTGGTCTTCGGCTTGAAGGCAGCCTTGACGCGCTCCAAGCGGATATTCTCGGCAGTCTGAATCTGGTCGAGTTTGGCGCGGTTGACGACCTTCAGGCGGTCGTTCTCGATCTTGCTGGAAGCCTTCGCCGCCGCCATCTGGATGTCCGCGTCAGTCGCCCGGATCTTAGCCTGCGTCTCGGCATCCAACGCCGTCGCGTTCGCCTGCTGTTGCGCGGCAATTTGGGCTTCGCGTTGCACCTTGATGAGCGCGCCGCGAAGCTGTCCATGGAAGGAAACCAGTTGCTTGAGTTCCGCCTGAAACTGCGGGACCAACTGCCGACGCACCGGATCGCTCTGCATCCGCGCGAGATGCTTCTCGGTGTTGGCCATCATCGGCTCCAGATACGTCATCAGCCCCACGATGGCCTGCTGATCGCCCTGATCGTTCTCCATCGCCTGCTGGACCGGGGCGACCTTCTGGTTGGCGTCCTCGAGATGCGATTGAACGTGAACGACATCGTCCTGACCGGCAGCCAGCACTGGTTCCCGGCCGCTGTCGAACATCAGGCTTTCCTGCGCGGCGATCCAGTCGTCGTCTGCCGGGATGTGATGCGGCGGGTTGAGCACGCGGACCTTCTCGGCGCCCACGCTCGCCTGGATAAACATATCGAGATACGCCTTCTTCCCGTCCTCCGGCAGCATCCCGACGATCGGTTGAAGCTCGTTGAGCACCATCATGGCCATCTGCGGACTCCCGAAGCCGGCGGCACGGTTGGCGCGCACCCGGCACATATCCAGTGCTCTACGTGGAACACCATCCTGCTCGCACTCAGCTTGAAAGCGCATCGCTTCCTCATCCATGGTATCCGGATTGTAGGCGACCCGGAGCATGTTGTTGTAAAGCTGATCGCACGTCAGGTACGCCAGCGCCATCTGCCCACCGCTCATCGTGGATTCTTTGCTCACCTGGGCGCGAATCTGCGCGGCTGTCACCGCTTCGCCGCGGCCATCCTCGCGCGTCACGCTGCGCTGGTTGAACATGCCGATATTGTTGCTGAGTCCGTTTCGGATCACGCGGGACACCGCCATGGTGCCCTCCAGTTGCCCGCTGACGCGCCCGGTCTGCATCTTGAGTCCCGCCGGCAGCACCGTGAACGGTCCCCATTGGATCGACTGGATCTTGTCCACGTCCTTCGCGCCTTCCGGTTGCAGGACGATGCCGCTGTCGATGAACGCGCCGTCCAGCATCCGGCAGTCCAGACGGTTCAGGGAGTCGAGATGTTTGTAGGCGAGGTCGGCCAGCCCGCGCACGGAATGCCATGTGCCATCGCCGATGTCCTGAAAGAAGACGGCTAGCACTTGCTGCAGTTTGTCGTAACGGCCGACGTGCTTGTAGAGGAACCGATCGTTGAGCTTCACGTCGCTGATCACATACTCATCATCGAGCAGCGGATTCTCCGTGACGATGAAGTGGCTGACTTTGCCGCTGTATTCATTCACGTAAAGATGGCTGACGGCGATCTCGTTACACTTTGTGAACGCTGTCGTCAGGTCGTCGTTCTTGAGCGCCCGCTCGATCTCTTCCGCCCAGTTGGAACTGAGTCCGTGCGATCCGCCACGCCACGCGTTCTTGATCGCCGTCATCACCGCTTTCACATCCCAACCTTGTTCCTTCGCCGCTTCCTTGTCCTTCACGAAGCCGTAAAGCTCGTGCGCGCCGTACTTCACTCGGACGATGACGTGGGAAACGCGATGATCGATGCAGCTTGGAGCGTTCTTCGGGACCAGCACGGCACCGCTTTCCACCGCCCGGAACCGCCAGTCGTCGTCCTTCTCCCAAAGACAGGGACCGGTCCCGTGCATCCGCATCCAATAGCTCGCCTGTTGCATGTGCCAGTCGAACTGCGGCCAGCGTTTGAGCATCTGATGAAAGCGGTTGGCGATGGCCCCGCACCAAAGATTGTGGTCCGGATGATCCGGCTCGAAATCGGTGAACGCCTCCACGTAGGGTTCCGCGCCAGTGAATAGCGAGTAGTAGGGGATGCCGCTCGAATCCATGAGCGCCTTGCCTTCCATCAGGTTCAGGTTCGCCATCCACGACAGGCCGGCATTCTTCAGCTGCTCCTTGTTGTAGGGCGGGTTGCCGTCAATCATCCCCTTGGAATTCGCCCGACGAATGGACCGGTTGGAGTCCTCGAAGATGGCCCCTTGAATCAGGCTGCGTGCCGAGTCCGCGTTCCTGATCCGCGTCTCGCTGCTTTTGCCGGTCGGTTCCGGAATGGCGATCAGATCGTTTGGGAGTTCAGCGAGCACGGCAAAGCCTTTAAGCAGGTTGTCCTCGTAATTCCAATATTTCTTTTCGTTTCCAACACCAACCCTCCGGCATGTTCTCCAGCGCCTCGTTGCTCACGCCATGCTGGCTTACACTGACCGGCACCCACACATTGGCGCTCGAGGCGCAGTGGCAGTAGGCGCACGATTTGTTGTGCAAAAACTGATCTGAACTGACTTGTTTCCCGCCAACGGCATCCATGACCGCCTCCATGATATGGGAGCAGGAAGCACAGCCCGGAATCGGGACATTGGCGTAGCAGGCCGCGCAGATCGCGCCCCTTTCTTCCGCCACTTCGCGTTCGACCAACGGGAATCCACTTGTTGCCCACGCTGCGAGCACCTTGGTCCCGTTGATCACATCATCCAGAGTCATCCGCAGATTCACGTAGAACTCCGGGTCCGATCCATCGGGATACGCGCACTCACCGGGGGGAAGCATCTTGCACAACTGGTCCTCCGCGAGTTCCGCCCAATTCTCCGGCTGGGCATAACCATTGCGCCGGTAATGATTGTTTATCTCAGCGAGCCAGGCATCGTAACTGAAATTCTGGACCATGTGCCCGTCCTCCCGAAAAACGTAACGAAAGCTACCAGGTGGGCACCGGCCCTTGATTTTGACGTGCAGAAGGTCGGTCATGCGTGGGTGAAGCGTTCCTCTTTAGCATAATTGTCCCCGGAATATAGAGCATTCATATCACGGACCAGTTTCTCCCAGTTGTGATCGCGCTCGACCACGCCGGGTCCGGCGCTCGCCGGCACCACCCCGCGCTGTCGGCAGAGTTCCACGCCAATCGCCGCTGCATCCCAATGATCGGGCGAGTATTGCATCCGCTCCTTGAACCCCTTCACGGGGCGCCCCTTCTCGTCGGTGCGGCCCTTGCTGCCGACCTTCGGTTCCACGCACCACTTGCCGTTGCGATAGAAGGTCCGGCGCGCACAGCCCTGCTTGGCCACTTCCTCGCTCATCCCGCGAATACCGTTGGCCATGGCCATCTCGCGCACGGACAGGCACAGTTCGCTCGATCGGTTGTCGTAGGCTTCGCGCCCGGTCTTTCCGCTCTCATCAATCGGTAGTTCGCTGGCGCTGCCGCCCGATTCGATCCCGACGACGTTGCCCCATTCCTGCCGAAAGATGCTGGCCAGCGCACCGCCGCGGCCGCTGGCGTCCAGGGCGAATTCCACGGCGGGTATCTTCCGCTTCTGGCATTCCACCTTGCAGAAGTCCACGATCTGATAATCGATCGTCCGATCGGTTCGGATGGCGTCGATCGGAACGGTCAGCCAGTCGCCAAAGGCGATCTGCCAGCGCGTTCCGAGTCCGTCGGTGATCTTGCCGCGCCGCAGGAATTGCAGGATGGCCTTGTCTCCACCGGTAAACGCCGGGTCCAGCGAAGCGCACTCCGTTGATTCGCCGGTCCAGACGGCGCGCCCGCGGCATTTGAACGTCTCGATGATGCTGGGGTCGATGACTGTGGATTCCAGTCCCATCGGGGGCGGCCAGCCGATGCCCATCTGCCAGTACATCGGGTCGTTCTCGTTGCCGCGGCAGCCCTTCAGGATACCAGCGAGCGTGTCGGCATTGCAAAGGAACGCGAGACGCTTGCGTTCTTCCGGGTTGTCTTCCGAGGGCGGCTTGCGGCCGTCGAAGAACTGGCAAAGACCGCGTCCCTTGGTGGGACCGCCGTGCGTGTCCCATTCTTCCGTCTCGCCGCGCACCACGCTGTCCCAACCGTCCACCGGCTCGCTCTCGCGCCCGAGCGGGTTCATCAGGCTGTCCGGGTTGCCCATGCCGAGAAAGGTAAACTGCGGGTTCGCCACCATGTTGAAGGTCGCCCGCAGGATCGCTTCGCGCACGCCCTGCATTTCGTCCAGAATGAGCAGAAGCCGCTGCGCCTTGATGCCGATCAGGTTGTTGACAACTTCCTCGATCGGCCCTTCCTCGACCGCCATACCGAAGATGCCGTTGCGATCGTTGCCCGCTTCCCAGCGGACCATCGTCTTGCTGTCCACCAGTTCGCCGGCGCCGACCACGCCTCGGTTGGTCAGCTTCATGTGATACTTCACGACTTCCGCCCAGATACGCATCCGCAAAAGCTTCATTGTGGTGGACGCCACGATCACGGCTGTCTTGTCCGGAGCTTGCAGGAAGTATTCGAGAGCGAAAACGGCGGCATCGGTCGATTTGCCGGTCGAGGCGCCACCCATCCAGGTGATCCAGTTGCGCTCGCACATCCCGCGCAGGCGGCGATCATTCCAGCGATGCCACTGATACTCCGGCCAGAGCGCCTTGATGCGTTCCTTGCGATGATAGAACGCGCCGTTGCCGACGTTGTGAAAGGCGCAGTACTGATGCCTCTGTATGAGCGGAGGCGAACCAACCGGCGCCCAATCTAGGCCGAACTGAATGTCAGTTTTAGGAACTGGTTCGGCCCTCTTCTTCATGGAAACGGATCCATCGACAACAAGGTATTAAAGATGGTCCTCTCGCGGTCAGCCATGGGCAGTCGGATGTGCAGTTCCGAGTAGAATCCTTCGGCAAGTTTTTGCGGGTCCGGCACAATCTGGGTGATTCCGAGCACCCGGTCCAACCATTCCGGCCACGGGTCTTTGAAGATGGTGCGACACTTGACTCCAGATGCACAGAGTCGTTGCGCGAATAGGTTCTCGTCATTGCCCCATCCAATAGCAATTGACTGCTGATTGATGTCCCGATGTCCATCGACGTTCAGTCCGAGCGCCCAGGTCCATTCAAGTAGTTCGGTGAAGTCCATC